TGTGTTGACACTAATAATAATCTATATATAATTGGCTCATACCGCAGCAATGGTGCTGGGGCTACCGGGAGAGACAAAATGAAAATCAACCCACTTTGGACTGCTTACAACAACATCCACAACGAGGGCGGCGAAGGTTACAACCCGCACGACCAGTATGTAGAGACTGGCAAAGGCGAGCCACTTTGGTCAAAGCTGGACGAGAGAGCTTATCGCATCCAGAATTCCATGAATGCGCTTTCCGAAAGTGATCCAATTTTTGCAGATTTTACCGCCGAACTTGTTGAGGTCAAAGCCGCGCTTGCAATTGCGATTAAAGAAAACATCTAATACGTCAATGATGTATAATGCCAACACATAATGGAGGATAAATTATGGCAGGCGGCAGACCAACGCTATTTACCGACGAACTTATGCTCAAGGCTTGGGATTACGTCAACGGTGATTACGAAACAATCTATGCGCATGGCATCCCATCACATCTGGGATTGTGCGAGGCTTTAGGCATTACAAAGCAGACCCTGTATCGATGGCGTGGCGAAGATGGCAAGGGAGAGTTTAGTGATATGTTAGACTTTTGTTTAAGCAGGCAGCATAACCTATTGATTGGCAAGGGCTTGTCAGGTGACTTTAACTCGACTATCTCAAAGTTGGTGCTGTCAAAACACGGATACGCTGACCGGGTTGAGCAATCTGGCGTAGATGGTGGCTCGATTAAGACAGATACAACGTGGACGATTAAGGTTATCGCATGATAACTGTTATTTTATTAACATATTTTGTGGCTCTCATTGTGCGATATATAGTTGATATCAATGCCTGAGATGCAGATACCCAAGCGGCTATTGCCACTGATCCAGCAACCTAAGCGGTTTAAAATCGTGATAGGTGGCAGAGGCTCAGGTAAATCTATTACGGTTGGCGACATCTGTCTGATGGACTCGATGGCCAAAGGCTTGAAGGTTGGCTGCTTCCGTGAGTTCCAAGTGAGCATGGATGATTCGGTTTTATCCCTGTTATCTGGCGAGATTGATAGGCTGGGGTTATCAGGGTTCAACGTCCAGTCGAATTCTATCCAGTATCTGGGGCAAGATGCGTTCAAATTCAGAGGCTTGGCGCGTAATGCTGAGGGAATTAAGTCGATGTACGGGTTTAATCGGTTCTGGGTGGAGGAGGCTCAGACCATTAGCTTCGATTCGCTCAAGGCTTTGACTCCAACACTGAGGGAGGCTGACTCTGAGGTATGGATGACTGGCAATCCAAGGCACAGCGCGGATACATTCAGCCAGAGGTTTATCAAACCATTCGAGAAACAGTTAAGGCGTGATCGGTACTACGAGGATGATCTGCACATGATCATTTGGCTAAATCACACTGACAACCCGTTATTCCCTGCGGTGTTGGAGCAGGAGAGGCTGCACGATAAGAGCAATATGTCATCGGCTCTCTACCGGCACATCTGGGAAGGCGAATACTACGATGAGGTTGAGGACTGTATCATTCCGGTAGAGTGGTTCGACGCGGCCATTGATGCTCACACTAAGCTGGGGTTTGCTGCATCCGGGGCGATTATAGCCAGCCACGACCCTAGCGATGAGGGCGGCGATAGCAAGGGGCTGGCGATCCGTCGAGGCTCGGTGGTGCTTGACGTGAGAGAGAGATTGACGGGCGACAGTAACACCGGCATGGACTGGGCATTAGAGCAGGCGCGTATTGCAGGTGCTGACTGGTTTGTCTGGGATTGCGATGGGATGGGTATTGCTCTCAAGCGACAGGTTGAGCAGGCACTCGAAAGCACCAGAACCCAGTGGTGGATGTTTCGAGGAAGCGAGTCGCCAGATGATCCGGAATCAGCTTACGCTCACGGTAAAGAGCAGCTAAAGACCAACCGGGATACGTTCCTGAACAAGAGGGCGCAATACTGGTGGAAGCTGCGGGAACGGTTCGAGGCCACGTTTCGGGCGGTGAGTGGTGGCGTATATACTAATCCAGATGATATGCTATCCCTGTCATCAAGCATTGATTGTCTCGATCAGCTACGCTCTGAGGTGTGCCGTATACCACTCAAGCGCAGCAACAATGGTAAAATCCAGATCATGAGTAAGATCGAGATGAAGAAAAAGCCGTATGAGTTGCCATCACCCAACCTTGGGGACTCGCTTATGATGTCGATGTTTTCACCGAAGATACAGTTAAACAAGGTAAACACAATTAAATTTACAGGGTGGTCAAATGGTTGAGTACGATGATTCCGAAAGCTCGATGACTGACCCGGACGAGTTTGGCACACTGGAACTAACTAAGCAAAAGAAGGCTGAGTTAGAAACCTCTCCTGAGGACGAGTACGAGGGTATTGATTACACCGACCACAGTATCATACTGAATCTACTCACAGATGCTCAAGAAGCGGATCACGATAACCGAGAGGCTGCGCGTGAAGCCCACCTGTTTGTTGATAAGCGAGATGGTCAGTGGGAGCCGTATTGGTGGAGTAACAACGCGGCTAAACCAAGATACACGTTTGATATGGTTAATCCCATCATCGACCAGATTGCAGGCGAAATCCAGAACGCCGACTTTGATATTAAAGTTAGTCCGGCTGGTGGTGTTGCTAACAAGAAAACAGCTATAACGCTCGACGGCATAATCCGCAACATAGAGAATATTTCTAACGCTAGCCATGTATACGGATCATCTGCTAGATCAATGATTACAGCAGGGCTGGACGGATGGCGGGTATCGACTAAATACGTTGATGACAACTCTTTTGACCAAGACCTGATTATTGAGAGCATCAGCAATTACGTCGATAGAGTGTGGTTCGATCCTGCTGCGGATAAGGCTGATAAGAGCGATGCTCGCTACGGTTTCGTTCTGCATCCTACGGCGGTCAGTGAGTACGAGGCTAGATTCCCGGATCGCGGCGGGCTGTCTGTATCTGATGACAGAGCAGGATCGGCGTACTATGACAAGGCCGACACGATTGTAATTGGTGAGTTTCTGTACATCAAGACTGAACCGAGAGAGCTAGTACTGATGTCGAGTGGTCAGGTGTACGAGATCAACGACGACTACAAAGCAATGCAAGATGATCTGGCTCAACTCGGCATCACTGAGGTGCGCAGGCGTATCAGGCAGGATCGTAAGGTATGCTCACGACTGTTTGACGGAGACGGCTGGCTTGAGGAGCATAACGAAACTGTATTCTCGACACTGCCAATCATACCGCTATACGGCAACTTTAAGATCAACGAAAACAAAACTATTTACTGGGGTGCAGTGGAGAAATTGCTCGACCCACAGAGGGTGCTGAACTACTCACTGTCACGAGAGATCGAGGAGGGCGCACTAGCGCCAAGGGCTAAATACTGGATGACTCTCACGCAGGCATCTGGGCACGAGGATTCGATCAGGACGCTCAACACTAACTCCGATCCAGTACAGTTCTACAACGTCGACCCGCAATACCCGCAGGTTCCGCAGCAGCAAGGTGGGGCACAGGTTAATCCGGGGTTACGCACAATATCCGAGTCAATGCGCGGCATGATAACAATGAGCGCGGGGATGTTTGCTGCTTCAATGGGTGACAATCCGGGCGCGCAGTCAGGCGTGGCTATCGAGGCTCTGCAAAACAAGGGCGACAATGGGACGTATAAATACTTTAAATCGCTTGAGATTGCTATTGCTTACACGGGCAAGGTGCTGCTCGACGCTATCCCTAAAGTCTACGATACCAGCCGCATTGTCCGTATCTTGCGCGAGGATGGCTCTTTTGAGATGTCTGAGATTAATCAGGAGGTAATAGATCAGCAGACCGGCAAGATTAAAGTGCTGAACGATCTGTCAGTGGGAACGTATGACGTGATATGTCGCGCAGGCCCAAGCTATAAAAACAGGCAGCAGGAAACTCTGCAAACCATTATCAATATGGCTAAAGTCGATCCAAGCATTATGGAGATCGCTGGCGATATTATGTTGCAGAACATCAACACACCGGCGGCTGATATGATTGCCGAGCGTAAACGCGCCCAGATGGTAGCGGCGGGAATGATACCTGCATCACAATTGACCGACGAGGAAAAAGCCGAGGCTGAACAGAGAGCGCAGGCGCAAGGCCAACAGCAACCACAAGACCCGGCAGCATTGATAGCGCAGGCTGAACTACTCAAGGCGCAGGCACTAATGACTGAGGCCCAGACGGATGCACAACGAGCACAGATGGAAATGATGAAGTTGCAGGCATCTATGCAGACGGATCAGAGTAAACTTGCTCTATCGGCAGGCACTAATCAGATCAGGGCGTTTGACTCCGAGACTAAGCGCATGGATACCGAGATAAAGGCGCAACAGGCAGGTGCTAACGTCAATCTCAACGCATCCAGAACGGAAGGCCAAGCAATTGATAATCAGATTAAAATCAATGATATGCAAGCAATGGCTAATCCATTTTCTAACTTGTCAGATGAAGAACTAATGCTGATTGCAAGGGGCGGCCAATGATGAAAAGTCTACAGGATATGCTAGGCGGTATGACTGACGACATGGAGGATATGGACGAAAGCCCGTTGTCCGGCAAAATGTCGATCACGATTATCAATACTGAGGATAAGCTCGACGCTAAAACTAACGTCAAGAACCGGGCAATAGTAATCAGCGAATGGAATTTAGGGCCAGAGAAAACCGGCGGTGATAACTCCGACTACTGGAAAAAGATGGCTAAACTCTGGATGACAGAGCTAAGTGAGGCCAAACGTCAACTATGCGCTAACTGTGAATACTTTGACAACACGCCGGAGTCTATCGAGCGCATGGAAGCTGTCCCTGAAGATAAGTACGATAAAGATGGTGGTGGTCGCGGCTACTGCACCAAGTTTGATTTCATCTGTCACAACCTGCGAGTCTGCCAAGCGTGGGAAGGCAAGGAATATCAAGGCGAGGATGACTAGCAATGGCAACTAGTGCGCTTAGGAGTATAGCTCCACCACCATCTAAGTCGGTAGAGGCCAAGGCCGAACTTGCTAGACGGGCGCAACAGAAGCCGGTTCCGGCCAGCCCGACAGCCACGCCGCCACCCGCGCCGACAGCCACGCCGACAGCCACGCCGACAGCCATGCCGACAGCCATGCCGAAAGCTCCGGTTACACTTGCTGCGCTCAGGGTTCCGAAAGATGATTCAAAGAAGGCAATGCTAGTTCCGGCAAAGATCAGGCAGACGGTATCGAGGCGGGATAAAGACGGGCGCATTGTGTCAACTGATACGGTTGTTTTAGAGTGGAAATCAGTGAATGTTTGAATATGTGGACGGTATGCCGGTGAAAGAATCAGATTGCAGGTCACAGGAATTTGATGAGCAGATTAGTAGGGCTGGTATTGTTTACCGGGCTTTTTACGTCAATGCGCTCGGCAGATATATACAGGGCCATACGCACGAGTTTGGGCACGATATGCTCATTAGTCAGGGCGAGGCAGACGTAGAGCTATGGACGCGAGACAGCGACCATCGGGGGACGGTGCACCTTAAAGCAGGTGACATCTTCTATGTTGACAAAGATATATTCCACAAGATTATCCCAACGGTAGCTCCATACCGGCACACTTGCATCTTTACCGAGGCGGCCAGAGCTAAAGCAATTACTGAACCATTGCCTGACAGGTTGCAACTTAAATGACAATTACTGTTGTCAAAGACACGAATGCAAACGCGGCGGGCGGCACTGGCGCACTAACTATAACTCCGGGCGCAGCTTACGCTAGTGGAGCATTGCTAGTTGTAACCAGTAGTGCAAGCAGCGCGGGGGCTATAACAAGCATTACCGGCGGTGGCGTAACAACGTGGAATTTAGTTAGATCAGATTTTAGTGCCGGGTTTCGGGCTGAGATATGGTACGGCTACAATTCCGGCGGTGGTAGCGCAGCAGTGGTTGTTACCTACACGACTTCTGGGGCTAAGTATGCTAATTGCATAGAGCTAGGCGGGGCCATAGCCTCTGGTGTTGCAACAGACGGCGTTAATGGTGCGAGTGGTATTAACGGCACATCCATCAATAGCGGCAACGTCACACCAACAGCGGCTACCGAAGTTATCATATTTAACAGTGGGGCTTTCCAAGCGGCTACGGCTGCGGTTGCAGGCCCAAGCGGGTGGACTTCGCTAACCAGTCGCGCACCATCAACACAATACCCATCATCGTATAAAATAGTTACTAGTGCATCCGGCAGTTACAACGCTACTTACGCTATTGGCTATAACCGTTTCGGTGTAAACATTGCGGCGTTCAAGGCGGGCGGCGGTGGCGGTGGTGGCAACAGACGCAGACGTTTAATTCTCACAGGCGCATAAAATGAATCTTTTTAAGCAGAGTACAGCAGCATCGAGGAT